GCGTTGATTCTCCTGAAAATGGGCCAAGAATCAAAGGAATCTGCGCCGAGGTAATCAGGTGCCACCCGGAGGTAAGCGCCCAGGAGCCGGGCGACCGAAAGGAACAGGCGGCTGGGACAAGGAGCGTGCTCGCCAGAAGCTACGCGAGCTAGTGTTCGCCGCCCAAGACGCGATGGTAGAGGCCCAGATCGCTCACGCACGCGGCATCAAGTACCTCGTGGTCCGAAGCAAGCGCGGCGGCACGTTCAAGCCAGTCCAGGACGTCCAGGAAGCGCTCAAGAAGGGCGCCGCCAGGGACGACATCATCGAAGTCTGGGAGAAGGAGCCAAGCACCCAGGCGTTCACCGACCTGATGAACCGCACGATAGACAAGCCCTCAGAGCAGGTCAAGACAGACGTCAGGGGCGCCATCACCATCCGCTGGAAGGACGAGGACGAGGAGTGACTGACGTGGTGATCGACTACGCCCCGCGCCCACTGCAGAAGGTCATCCACTACCAGATGCGGACGCATCGGTTCGGGGTGCTCGTCTGCCATCGCCGGTTCGGCAAGACTGTCCTGGCGGTGAACCAGCTTCAGCGGGGGGCTACGACCTGTAGGAAGTCGCGCCCGCGGTTCAGCTACATCGCCCCCACGTATTACCAGGGCAAGGCCGTGGCGTTCGACTACATGCAGCACTACGCAGGGAAGATCCCAGACTACCAGGTCAACCAGGCTGAACTCAGGATCGACTATCCAAACGGGGGCCAAGTCCGCATCTACGGAGCCAACAACCCGGACAGCATGCGGGGCTTGTACTTCGACGGAGCCGTCCTAGACGAGTTCGGGCTGTTCCCGAGCAAGACATACAGCGAAGTCGTGGCTGCGACGCTGGTAGACCGCGGCGGCTGGGCCCTGTTCGCTGGGACTCCGAACGGGCGGAACCAGTTCTACGAGATGGCGCAGCACGCTCGGGCTAGAGTGGCGGCTGGGGATCCCGAGTGGTTCTTCGCGGAGTACAAGGCCAGCCAGACGGGCATCCTGGACGCCACCTACCTAGCTCAGGCTCAGCAGGTGATGACGCCGGACGAGTACGCCCAGGAGTTCGAGTGCAGCTTCGAGGCTGCCATCAAGGGCGCGATCTTCTCGGCTGAGCTCGAGCGGGCCCGGGCGGACGGGCGCATCTGCTCTGTCCCCTACGACCCCGCCCTGCCGGTGGACACGGACTGGGACCTGGGCATCGGGGACGCCATGGCGATCTGGTTCAGCCAGAGCACCCGCTCCGGAGAGGTCCGCCTGATCGACTACCACGAGTCGAGCGGAGAGGGGTTTCCAGCCTACGCCCGGCTCCTGTCCAGCAAGGGCTACACCTACGGCCGGCACTGGGCGCCGCACGACATCCAGGTCAGGGAGTTGAGCAGCGGACGCTCAAGGTTGGAGGTTGCGGCGAGCCTAGGCATTCGGTTCGATGTCGTCCCGCGCTTGGCGGAAGGGGGCGGGATGGAGGTCGAGGAGGGCATCCACGCGGCTCGGATGCTGTTCTCGCGGTGCTGGTTCGATGCGGACAGGTGCAAGGCGGGGCTCGAGGCCCTGCAGAACTACCGGCGGGACTACAACTCCCGGCTCGAGGAGTTCAAGGCTACCCCGGTGCACGACTGGGCCAGTCATGCGGCGGATGCGTTCCGTGGCTTGGCGGTTCGGCACCAGGTCCCGCGGGAGGCCAAGCGCCGGCGGACGGAGAGCATGCCGCGGGAGTACCAATGGACATGAGGCGCTAGATGGCTGTCAAGCTACGGGCCGAGACGCGCAATGCCAGGTTGAACGCGATCGAGACGTTCGGCGGGGTCAGCTGCGCGTTGAGGGTGTACACGGGCGCACCTCCCGCGGACTGCACTGCGGCCAACTCTGGGACGTTGCTCGCCACGCTCCTGCTCCCTGCGGACTGGATGCAGGACGCATCGGGCGGGTCTAAGGCCAAGTCGGTCGCAGCCTGGACGGTAGTGGCGTCTGGCGGTGCCGCAGACACGCCGGGCAACTTCCGGCTCTACAACTCCCAGGCGACGATGGATGGGACGACCTGCATCGCACAGGGGACGTGTGCGATTGGGAGCGGCGACCTGTCGTTTGACGGGACGATCACAGCCGGCCAGACGGTGACGGTGGGGACGTTCACCCTGACTGACGGGAACGCCTAGCCATGCTGATCCTGACCGGCGCCACAGACATCGTCCAGGTCGTCACCGGGTCTGCTGTCACGATCGACGTCCACGCCTCGTGGGTTGACAACGCGGCCGGGACAATCACGCCCGGTCGGACGAACACTGCCATATCTACGGCGGCGACGACGACGGTTGTCGGGTCGCCTTCCAGCGCCCAGCGTACCGTCCAGGCCCTATCGGTTCGCAACAAGCATGCCAGCACGGCCTGTGCGGTGACGGTCCAGCACTACGATGGGACGATCACGGTCGAGCTGGTCAAGGTCACGCTCGCGGCAGGGGAGCGCCTGGAGTACGAGGACGCGAGTGGTTGGAGTGTCCTGGACGCTGCTGGCAACTTCAAGTCAGGCTTGACGCCGTCGGTGGGGCTGCTGCGTGGGATCATCAACGTCCTCGACTACGGAGCCAAGGGGGACGGGGCCACCGACGACAGGACTGCGATCCAGGCTGCGATCAATGCCGGTGGTGCTGGTGGAGTCAGCGCCCGCGGCGTGGACGTGTGGTTCCCGCCTGGGGTCTACGCGATCACGGGCGTCCTGACGTGCCCGTTCAACAACGTCATCCTGCGGGGCGCGGGGTGGCAGTCCACGGTCCTCTACGCGAGCCACACGACGGGGGACATCCTCCAGCTCGGGGACGGGACGACGCACGGCGGGTGTGGCCTGACCGACATGTCTGTGTGGTGCAGTGCGGCCAGGACGACGGGCGCAAGCATCAACGTCAACCTGATGAACGACTGCATCATCAGGAACTTCGTGATCAACAACTGCTTCCAGGGCGTGCTGGTGCAGGGCACTTCGCTGAAGGTCTGGATTCAGCAGGGGGAGATCAACAACATCCACGTGACGGACGGGGTCGGCATTCAGGTGACGAACGGCCTGGGCGGGGATACGTACATCGACAACATCGTGATAAGCAACAATCCGGCGAGCAAGCCCCTGGCCGGAATCCAGATCACCCAAACGGGGCACGCCTCGATCCTGCGTTGCAACATCACGTCCTGCGGCATCGGCTTGTCGGTCAACCCTGGTGCGAGCCAGGACGTGAACTACCTGTTCGTGGACCATAGCCTGTTCGACTCGGGAGGCACGCACGCGGCCAAGTTCGCTCCGACCAACGCGACCGGGCGCATCCGGAGCGTTGTCTGCGGCAACTCCTGGTTCTCTGGGTGTCTCGCGGCCGGCTACGGAATCGAGATTGGCGGGGTGGCGAGTAGCACGGTTGACGACATCTCGTTCGTGGGGTGTCGCGTGCTCAACAACTACCAGCATGGGATCGGGATCACCTACGCCTCGGTGAACAACACGTCGTTCTCCGAGTGCACGATCGCCGGGAATGGGCAGAACACGATCAACACATACGACGGCGTGAACATCGCCGCGAGCGTCAACAACGTGTCGGTGCTGAACTGCGCCATCTGCCAGGCGGGCACGGCGGGGAACCAGCAGCGCTATGCGATCAACGTAGCAGCGGGGACCAGCTCGGGGCTCATGTTCGTCAACAACCAGACGGCCCCGAACGGGACGCTTGGGAACAACGGCTACATCAACCTGGGCGCGATCACGGGCGGCGGCAACCTGGTGGACTCCAACAGCCCGGCGATGGCGTCGGCGTATTCGTCGGCGTCGCTCACGGCATCTGCTGGGTTGAACACTGTCCACACGATCATCAGCGACACGACGGCGTACCGGAACCGGCTTGTCGCCAACTCTCTCAGGATCGGTACCACCATCAGGTTCACCAACGCGACCACGTTTCGTGTCCTGATGGGCACGAATAACACAACTGGGGATACGGCGGTGCTGACTGCTGCTGTCACGTCCGCCGCGGGCGGCACTGGTATCCCGTTCCGGGTCGTGATCGAGCTGACGTGCCGTGGCGCGCTCGGAGCGACGTGCGCGTGGTATGGGTACATGTGGGTCTACAACGTCGGCACGACCGGCATCTACACGCTCTACACGTTCGGAATCGCTGGGACGATGGCGACTATCGCTTCTACCAGCGCCCTATACGTCAACCTGAGCCATCAGACGGCAGCTGCGACGACGACAAATACCTTCCAGGTCGTGACGATGGAAGTGGTGGTTCCGTAGAATGGCGATGAAGTTCCTCGGCTCCAGGACGTTCGACGTCAAGGGCTGGTTTTCTCGCCTCCTGACGGCTTCGGGATGGTTCGATCGGGAACTGGGTGAGACGGCTGCCGGGGGAGCTGCTACTGGGACGCTGAGCGCTACGCTGGACGCTTTGACGGTCACGGGCGCCGGCACGGTTGCGGTGTCTGGGACGTCTACTCCCGCCCTGGGGACGTTGACGCTCTCCGGTGCCGGAGCGGTAGCGGTTGGTGGAACCGCTACTCCCGCTCTTGGCGCGCTGACGATGACCGGCGCCGGTACGGTCGGGGTTGCAGGGTCTGCGGCGCCGGCGCTGGCAGACCTGGTCCTGGCCGGAGCTGGCACGGTTGCCGTTACAGCTGCTGCCACTTCCACCCTGGGCGCGTTGACGCTGGTGGGATCGGCTACGGTGGGCGGCATCACGCCTCCCAGCTCTGGCGGCATCCTGACCATCTCGCGGAGCTGGGTCCGCGGAGTCGTCACCCGGAGCAGGGTGCGTGGAGTGGTCGGGTTGGACGAGGAGAAGATCGCGGCATGATCCCGAAGTGGCTGACGACTCCCATCCCGGGCCCGCGGGCATGGCTCAAGCGGCGCCAGGCCCAGCTCCACGTTCGTCGGTGCCAGACGTGCGGGGCGGACGTGGCTGTCTGGCGCCGGTACGCTGACGGGTCTATCGAGTGCATTCCGTGTTCTTCGAGGCGACCGTAGATGCCAACTCGGGTGCTGATCGAGGGCGGACCGCAAGCCTACGCTTCGACGCCTGCTCAGACCTCCGTGGGTGTGGTCGCGGCTGTCGTCCTCGTCAGCAACCAGAAGCGGAAGGGGTTCATGGTGCAGAACACGGGCACCACGATTCTCAAGCTGGCGTTCGGAGCGACTCCGACGCAGAC